GTTAGCGCCCCGCCGGCCGCCACCACGAAGCAACGCAACCACAGCGAAACAATCTCTGGCTACATATCTATATAGCCATAGCCACGCAGTGGCTACATAACCACGTAACTACGTAGCCAAGTACGGCGCTTGCGTCTCATTCGCAGGACCCGGTGACGCCATTCGATCCGTTCGATGCGTTCATCATTAACTTAGTACTAAGTAACTAAGTAACTGATATTGCTGGCATATCTCGCGACCATCGACCATCCGGGGGGTTGGTTCGATAGGATTGGCGTGGGATGGCTTTAAGGTGCGCTCGCACGATATAACCCAAAAACCCAGAACATGGCTACATAACTACCAAGATACATAGCCACTTGACTTTCCGCTAAATCTGCGGCACGAAGCAACGATGAGAACGCGATTACAGCAGCTCGAAGTGATGCTGTCGGCCAGGACCGTCAACGGTAAGCCGATACGGGGATACAACAAAAACGTCGCCGCAATTCACCGCGAAATTTCGCGGCTAAAGACCCCCATCAAACCGGCAGGGGCGCGATGATAGCCGCGGCGGCGCTGAGTCCGGTGCTGCTGCTCATCCTCGCGGTTGGTTCAGGCTTTGCGATACGGCGTTTGTTCGGGGATTGACAGGGCGGTCTGTGTGGCTCTAGTGTCCGCGTCGAACACAGCACCATTGCCCACGGAGGCCACCATGCTCACCCTGCTCCTGTACGCCGCAATTTTCCTTGTCGGTCTGGTCACCGGCGCGTATTCGCACAAGTGGCTCGCCAAAGAGACGGGCGCGCCGGCCAATCTCACCGTCAAGTCGGTGAGCGCGCTGGTGGAGAAACCGGCCGTGAAGCCCGTTGCGGCCGCAGCCGCGCCGCCCGCCGCCAAGGTCTAAGCCCATGTGGTTCCTGCTGGTTATTGTCCTGTTTCAGGCGGACCCGACCGCCGCGCCGGACAGCATCAGCCGGGCTTTCCCCACGGAGCAGGCCTGCGCGGATGCCGCGGACAAGTCCATGGCGCTGCTCAAGGACAACCACGCCGCCTATGCCAGCGTGCGGATGAACTGCCAGCAGGTGTCAGACCCGCGGACGCAGAAGGATGCCGCCAAGTGAGCAAGCTCAGCCCATCGAAAGTGCCTGGCAATAAGGCCGGGCCGAATGGCAGTTTCCCGGTTGGCGATCCTGTACACGCGCGCATGGCGATCAGCGGCGCGACCCGCAGCGAGCGAGCTGGGAATATCAGCCCCAGCACCGAGGCGCATATCAAATCAGAAGCCCGCGCGGAGCTGGGCAAAGGCAAGAACGATGGCCACACCACCAGCGGCATGGACCACGCGATGCAGAAGCACGCGGACAAGCTGCATCCAGTGAAGGGGCGGTAACCATGGACCCGTTCAGCGCGATTTCCAAAGCACTCACCGGCGGCTCAGTCCCGGCCGCCAAGAACGATGGCCACACCACCAGCGGGCTTGACGCCGCCATGCAGGCGCAGGCGGATAAGCTCCATCCAACAGGCGGTGGAGCGCAGCAGGGCAACAGCGCCAAGGTTGCCACCAGCTCGCTCAAGCGCCGGGTTGACGGCTCCATGATTTTGCCGATGGACGGAGACTACAAGCCATGAGCCGCGACACAAGCAACGCTCCGCCCGCCGGCGCGGAGTACGCCATGGGAGGCACCAGTGAGCCGAAGGATGGCAACGGGGCCAACCCCAAGCCCACCAAGCAGCCCCTCCAGACCCGTTCAGCCTCCCCGACCCGGTACAACACGTCCGGGATGGAGAGCGCCCTTGGGGCCCTCGCAGACAAGACGCATCCGCCCAAACTCCGCAAGCGGTAAGCCCGGAGGGGGCAATGCAGCACTGGACACCTGAGCACCTGGAGCTGGCTTATGAGCTGCTCCGCGCCACTAAGCCGTTCAGCGGCTGGAAGTTGCCGGACGCGGATGACGTGGCGTTCTATGCCACCACCATTGACGCCGCCGGCAAGCATGGCGCGCAGGGCGAGCACTGGCACGATGGCGAGCGGCACCACGTCAGGGTGAATCCGGAGCGGCACCACACCATGAGCGCCATGCTCACCACGCTGGCACATGAGATGATTCACATGCGGCAGCATGAGCTTGGCCACAGCAATTCACACGGCGGAGAGTTTCAGCGCCTGGCCAAATTGGTCTGCCGTCATCACGGCTTTGACTACGGCCAGTTTTAAGCATATTGTCGCACCCATGGCCCAACCAAAATTCCCTTCCGTGCCTGTCGGTCCCCACGCCATGATTCCGTACATGGACGCGAACCACAAGCGCCAGATCGCCAATACGGTCTTTGAGATGGCTGGCGGCGTTCAGCGGCTCGCCTATGAGGCGGACAAGGACTTCCGCTGGTTCATAGAGGCGGTATGGGTCAAGACGATGCCTCGCGGCGTCACCACGGTTGACACCGGCGGCGCGGCCGGCTCTGTTGACGATCTGATTGACCGGGTGGACAGCCTGGAAAAGAGGGGCGACGGCGCGCAAGTCATCAACGGACAGGCCAGGGAACAGGACGATGCCACTTAAAAACTCCGGGTCTGATAAGGCCCGCAACTTCAACATTCTGGCGGAAATTCACGCCGGCAAACCCAACAAGCAGGCGGTCGCAATTGGCTATGCAGTTCAGCGCAAAGCCAAGGGGAAGCGTTCTTGACATGGTAACATATTCGGCAGCATATGTGAGCAGCGGACGTCTCCCCGCATTGTGCCCCTCCGGCAGGCCGTCCCCCCAGGCCAAGAGCGTGTCCCCCCGTCGCTCCCGGAGGGGCCTCTATGTCTGATGAGCGTAAAGTCCAACTTATTCAGCAGTATAGGGCAAATGACGGCCTTGAGCAGTTCGGCCGAGACTGCCTGAAAATCCGCAACAAGGCCGGCGCGATTGTTCCATTCATCATGAACAAACCGCAACTTGCCTGCCACGCGGCGCTGGAGCAGCAGAAAGAGGAAAAAGGCTGGGTGCGCGCCCTGATCCTCAAAGGCCGCCAGCCCGGAATTTCGACCTATGTTGCGGCCAGATATTACCGAAAGACCAGCCTTTTCAAGGGCGAAAGCACCTATATTCTGAGCCACGAACAGAGCAGTTCCGATAAGCTGTTCGACATGGTGGACCGCTACCAGCGCAACAATCCGCTGGCCCCGCATGTGGGCGCATCCAATGCCAAAGAGCTGATTTTCGACAAAATCGAAAGCTCCTATACCGTGGCCACCGCGGGCACCAAGGCCGGCGGCCGCGGTGCGACCGTTCGCAAGTTTCACGGGTCAGAAGTGGCCTATTGGGCCAATGCGCCGGACCATTTTAGCGCCTCGGTACAGGCGGTCCCACTGCTGCCGGACACGGAAATCATCCTGGAGTCTACAAGCGCCGGCGCTGGCGGCGTTTTCTATGAAATGTGCCTGGACGCCGAAGCTGGCAAAGGTGACTATATCCTTGTTTTCATTCCATGGTATATGTCCGATGATCCCGAATATCGGCGCGAGCCGGAGGCTGGATTCGCGCTGGAGATGGAGCCGGAGGACGGCCAGCTCAGCGAGGCGGAATATGCCGACATTTACAAGGTTTCGCTGGCCCAAATGTGCTGGCGGCGCTCGAAGATAGCGGAACTGCGATCTGCCATCACCTTCCGCCGGGAATATCCGGCCGCGCCCGCCGAAGCCTGGACCGCGCCCGCCGGCATGGAGCCGTTCATTGATGATACCGCGGTGATCCGCGCCCGCAAGCGCCAAGGGATGGAGGCCGTGGGGCCACTGGTCCTGGGCGTGGACCCGGCCAGCAATGGCGGCGACCGCTTTTCCATCGCGGCCCGGCGCGGCGTGGTTGTCCCTTGGGTGCGCCACCGTAACCGGATTGACAGCCTGGAAGGCACTGCCTGGATTAAATCGCTGATTGATGAGCTGAATCCGGTGCGCGTGAACATTGACGCGGGCAATATTGGGGCCGCTATCATCACCAATCTCAAGAGCCTGGGCCCGCGGTATGCCGCCATCGTCCGCGGCATTAACTTCGGGGCCACCAGCGAAGCCAAGAACGCCCGGCCGAAGGTGCCAGGCCCCAAGAACCGGCGCGCGGAAATGTGGCAGCGCATGCAGGAGGCCCTCACCGCGCAGGA